AAAACTTCCCTTTTAACCTTTAGAAAAAGCATCTAATGGGGAACAAGTTAGGTGGATTAAGGAAGAATTGAAGCAATATGGACTTCTTAACCAATTCTTAGATCCAAAATCTACTGAAGGCCAACTTAAAGAGGCATCATACAAATATATTGGTTGGGGAATAGAAGGTGATCGTTGGCAACAATCTTCAAGAATTTTTGCAGCACTTCAGAAAGGGGAAAAGGGAAGTTTTGTTGCTGGTAGTGCCGGTACTGGGGGCACTCTTGGTGCAGGGTATGGATCTGGTGGATCTAAAATTGCTGGAGATCTTGGGGATTATATGAAGCAAGTGAAAATACCCACGGGAGAGGTTCATCAACATCCAAGGCATCCAGGTTGGTCAAAAAGATCTTATCAATCATATCACAACGAGGGGAGAGCAATTGATTTGGGTGGATATGGGCCTGCACACCCATCTTCAGGAGGAAAAGATGAGCAAGCACCTATTTTAAGAGCATTAGTTGCGTGGAATAAACAAAAAGGAGTAACCCCTGTCGAAGTAATACACGGATCTCCTGCATTTAGTGGATTTGGAAAATATGAATCTTCCCCAAATGCATTACATTCACATCACGTTCACGTTGCATACTTAAAAGGTGGAAGAGTTTTAAAACCCACTCTTGCAACTCTTGCCGAGGACGGAAGACCAGAATTCGTTTTTGATGCAGACACCACCGCAGGTTTGGATTCTATGACACCAAATCTCTTGGAATATTTGAATGCTGCAAAAACTAAGCCCCAATTAATGAGCATTCTTCAATCTTATGCGGGATATGAAGATGGTGCAGAACAGACGGTGATTGTAATGAATAATCCTCAAATGGTTCCAATACCAATTCCAACAGGAAATTCTGGTTCAATTGGTGGTATGAGTCGTTCATCCAGTATAGATACAACATATGATACTCAATATGCAAATGCATAACAGACATTAATCAAATGGCATCAGAAAAAACTGTATTAAGACAAGTCAGAGAAGTTAATATTGCTCAATGTATTATTGAGTCAAATACTGGTGGTGATCAAAAAGATATTGTAGATTTAATTACGGACATTTATTATTATGAAAGTATTCTTGAACCATCAATTCGCACAAATATCATTTATGTAGATACTGGAAAAACAATTCAAAAAGGTCAAACTACACAAACATTAATTGAGGGACTTCCACTTCAGGGAACAGAATCCGTTAAAATTAAAATCACCGATGGTAATGATGTCAAACTTGAGTTTGAGCAGTTTGTAACTCAAATTGTTCCGGTTGGACAAGACACAACAAAATCTGTGGTAACTCTTGATTTGGTTTCGGAAGAGGGAATTATTAATTATAAAGCAAAGATAAATCAAAGATTTGATGGTAAAATTTCAGAACACGTCAAAAAAATTTTAACAGATAAAAAATATCTGGGAACAGAAAAGAAATTGGATATTGAGGCAACAGAAAATACTTATAATTTTATTGGAAATCAAAAAAGACCTTTTTATTCTATTTTATGGTTAGCAAAAAAATCAATTCCATCTCTTCAGGGAGCAAAACAAAATACTGCAGGATATTTTTTCTATGAAACTTCAGAGGGATTTAAATTTAAATCTATTGATTCGTTATTAAGTCAAGAAAAAAAGAAATCTTTCATTTACAATCAAACTCCAGATAGTGCGGGTGAAAATCTTCCCTCTGGATATTCTGCAAAAATTTTAGAACATAGTGTTGATGATGTAAGTGGTGATATTCAATCAAAATTGCAAATGGGAACTTACTCAACAAGGACAATTCTTTTTGACCCTTTTAATTGTTATTATGAGGTAATCACCAAAGAGTCTGAGGAAACAGAAAAAAATCTTAAACTTGCAGGAAAAAATCTTCCAAAACTTAATCCAAGATTTATTCGTGAAGGTCAAAAACAAGAATACTCAAGAACTCAATATATGTTAGTTGATAAAGGAACTTTACCTACAGGAGATACGAAACAACAAATTGATAAATCTACAGAACAAAACTTTGATCCAAAAAATATTTTAAATCAGTCTGTAATGAGATATAATCAAATGTTCAATACCAAGACAAACATTACGATTACTGCAGATTTTAGTTTACACGCAGGAGATATAATTTTTATAGATTCTCCAGAACTTTCAAATAAGAATACTCAAGAACTTAATAAACAATTTGGTGGTAATTATTTGATTGCCGATCTCTGTCACTATATTAATGTATTAAAGGGTGGATATACAAAATTAACCTTGGTTCGTGATTCACTTGGTAAAACCGGATCTTTCACAAATGATTGATTTTAACCTGTTAAATAGTCATAATCAAAAAATTATATCTATGAGCATCAAATGACTGAAGGAACATTATTTAACTCTGGATTTTTAGGAGCAAGTTTTAATTGGTGGATCGGACAGATTGCCGATGACTCTTATTGGAGAGATAATATTGTTTCTGGTAAATTTGATGATAAGAACAATGTTCCTGGATGGGGAAGAAGATATAAAGTTCGTATCATAGGTCTTCACGATCAAGAAGAAACATCAATAGCATCGGATCAACTTCCCTGGGCACAGGTAATGTATCCGATTACTGCGGGTGGAGGTCAGGCAAAATCTGGAGCAACTTCGGCACTTCGTCAAGGAAACTTTGTATTTGGTTTCTTTTTGGATGGTGCCGATCAACAAGTTCCCGTAATTATGGGAGTGCTCGGTAATAATACTCAAACAGCACTGAGCACTAAAATTGGAACATCAAAAACTAATTTTACGGCAACCAGTGGTTATGCAAAAGGAAAAGACCCGGATCCTAATATCAAAGTCCCTGCTGATGGACTTGCAACAAAAAAACCTGGATCAAAACCAGCAAGTCCAAAATCTGGTGTAACTTTAGATAAGTTTGGTAGAGATCCATCAAGACCACCAACATCAAGAGAACTTGCTGCGGCACAATCAGCAAGAGCAGAGGCAGCAGCAAGAGGTTTATCTCCAGCAGCAACAGAAGCATTAGTTGGAGAAAGAACAGTTGCCGCAACAAAAGCAGAAGCAGCAGAATCTCAATCTCCAACTTCTCCTACGCAACCAGGAGCAACGATTGAGCAACCAGATAATCCACATCTTATGTCTGTTGCCGATATACAAAGAAACACTATGTATTTGGAAAAGATCGTAATCTTAAATCCTTGCGATTTGGTTGGATCTGCAATGAAGGCAATTCAGACGGAAATAGATAATCTTACAAAGAAAATTGATAGTGTTCTACAAGCAGCACAAAGTTATGTTGATGCTGCCTCAACTCTTATTAGTGATATACAAAAACTAATTGCAGATGTTGCTTGTATTATTGCAAAATATCTGAAAATGATTTTTGATAAGATTTTAGAATATATTCTTAAAAAAATAAATTGTGCTCTTGCACCAGCAACTGATGTAATACCACCAAATTTAAGATTTAAGTTTTTTGATATTCGTGAAAAAATTACAGAATTAATTAATTGTTTATTCAGTAAAATTACAAATGGACTCTGTGGTCAGGTTCAGGGATTTTTAAACGATCAGACAGGAACCGGATCAGGAGCAGGAACCGGATCAAATTCTACACTTGATACAAAAACCATTATTCAAAATGGATTCACTACAACTACTCCGATTTGTTCTGTAGAAATTTTAACAGGGCAAATGATTGCACTCAATCTTCCACAAATTGTTGAGGGAATTGATACTTCTCTGAATAGTGTATCTAATTTTTTAGAAGACATTCAATCACTTTTGTCCGATGTAAGTGGAACAATTTCGGACATCTCTGGAATTGTAAATGGAATTTCTGGAAGTCTATCTGGTGCAATGAACTTTACAAATTTGAGTGTAAATATTTTTGGTTGTGATTTAGGATTAAGTTGTCCTGCATCAGATTATTATACTTTACAGGAAGGTTCTGGTGGGAGTGAAGAAGTGCAGTTACCAAGAATTCCTGCTGTTGCATCTGTTGTTGCAGCATCCGCACAAAATCCAGTATCTGTGACTACGCCAGAAGACGTTCCATATGCAACTCCGACATCAGAGACTGATGGTGTGGATTATAGAGATTATGGATAAATAGGTATATGAAAGAAAAAAGTAAGAATTTTAAATAATGGC